TGATAGAAGTCAAGGCATGGCTTTGTCAATTGATAGAGTGGATAGTGTTGATTTAGTTACATATCCAGCAGCAGGAGGCAGATTTTTAAGAATGGTGGCATCTAGGCTTGCTGCCAGTATTGGAAAGCAAGAAGAGGGGCAAAAAGAAGGATTAAATAGAAAAGGAGGTAACAGCATGAACCCTATGTTACTGGCAATCAAAGGATGGAAAAGTGGTCTCCAAGAGGGACAGGCGGTAGAAGCTACTGATGATGTAGTTTCTGCAATCTTTGGCAATGTATTGGATGAAGAAGTAATTAAAGAGTCTCGTGACGAATTAAAGGAGATTATTGCTCAATGTGTTGGCTTTTTAAGTGAGGGAAAGGAAGAGTTAGCCGAAGCCCTTATTACAGGGATTGTTGAGGCTAAGAAGAAGAAAAAGAAAAAAGACGAGTATCCTACTCCTGCGGAAAAATATCCAGCACCTCAAAAGGCTTCTACTCAAAACGAGCCTAATGGTGATATGGAAGAGGCTAAAAAGAAAAAGAAAGATGAATATCCTGCTTATCCTGAAATTCAGAAGCAGTCCCAAGACCTAGAAGCTCTCAAGAATGAGATTACCAGATTGAAATTAGAAAAATACTTAGAGGAAGCTCTTAAGGAGTCTGGTTTAACCAGCGTATCTAAAGAGCAAATCAGAAACATGCAGTTTAGTTCTACTGAAGACATAGACAAGGCTATAGGGAATATGAAAGATTTAGAGGCCAAGTTTATGCAGGAAGCTGGAGTTTCAAGCAAGGTTGAAGCAGGTAATACAGAAGGTGAAAAAGTATTGCAAATGATTGAGGATGTATTAGAAGGAAAATCTCATAGCATCAAAGAGGCTTATATCAGGTTTACTGGTGATAGAAAGGTAACTGGTTTAATTAAGGAATGTGCAGGAAGGGGTAAAGCAAGGATTACTGAAAGCTTGACAACCTCTGATTGGGCAGAAGCTTTAGGTGATACTTTAAGACGGAAACTTATAAAGGAATATAAAGTATCTGGATTAGATGACTGGAAAAAGATAGTATCTGATATTGTGCCTTTACCTGATTTTAGAGACCAGCACTGGATTAGATTAGGTGGATATGGTGAGCTTCCTTCGGTATCTCAAGGTTCAACCTACACAGAACTTACCTCGCCTACTGATGAAGAAGTGAAGTTATCCGTAAGTAAATATGGTGGCCTTGAATCGGTCACTCTGGAAATGATAAAGAATGATGATATTCTTGCAGTTAGACAAATTCCTAAACGGTTAGCAAGAGCTGCTGCACAGGCTCTCTACAATGCCATATTTGATGACATCTTAAAGGATAACGCAACAATCTATGATAATGTTGCATTATTCCATGCAAATCATGGTAATTTAGGTTCTACAGCTTTATCACCAACATCCTTTATGGCAACCAGAAAAGCGATGGGACAGCAGACTGCTTATGGAAATAGCGAGGAATATTTAAATCTATATCCCAAGTATTTGATTGTACCACTTGACCTTGAAGATACAGCATTTAAGCTTTGTCATTCACCTGTGTTTGTAAACACTGCGACATATTATTCTGGTGGTGGTGCATCAGAAGCTGCAACTACTCCTAATATTGTGCCTCAGAAATTTAAAACTGATTATATTGTAGTGCCTAGATGGACAGATGCTAATGATTGGATTGCTGTGGCTGACCCGAATATGTGTCCTACAATTGTTGTTGGTTTCTTGGATGGCAATGAAGAGCCTGAAATATTTATCCAAGACCAGCCTTCAGTTGGTAGCTTATTCTATGCTGATAAGATTGTTTACAAGATTAGGCACATTTGGGGCGTAGCGGTATTTGATTACAGGCCGTTTTACAAACATGCTGTAGGTTAAAAATTAACGGCATAATTAACATAAGGAGGTAACAATGGCAAAAATAATAGCAGGTGATATTCCTTCTCATACACAATCGGTATTGTTTGAGGTAGCAAGTAGAGGCACGAATGCTGATACCGATAGTAATCTTATGTTTAGAGCACCTAATGATATGAAGGTGAAGAAGGCTTATGTTACTTTCAAGAGTGCTTTAACTGGTGCAGATACAAATTATTGCACTGTTAGATTAAGGAATTTGGGCACAAATGGAAGTGGCACTACTGATATTGCAACTTTGGCTTTTACTTCAGGCGTAACTGCTTCTGCTAAGGTTCCCAAAGCATTAACTTTAGCATCTGATGTAACTGTGGATGAAGGTGAAGTTTTGGTAGCCCGTATTGACCATGAGGGTTCTGGTTTGAAATCAGATATAGCAATATTACAGGTAGATTATACTTGGGAATAATTAAAACGGAGTAGCCTAGTCTGGACTAATTGGCAAAGACTTCTAATAGCAGAACTAGGCTACTTCACAAATAAATAAGGCTAGGTTGGCTTTTAATGGCACTAGCAAACTTTGAATATATTAACCCATCTCCAACTCTTTTCATTGTTACTGGATGTCCTCGTTCAGGAACTACCTTTCTAATTGAACAAATCAAAGAACATCTCAAAGTGCCAGTGTTGGGATATGACGACCTAGGTTTGCACAGAGAGTGGAAGACTGCAATAGCAGCTAATTCCATTCTCTTAGGAGATATATTTGCAGATTTAAAACCAGAAATACCTAACAATGTTAACATGGAAAAACAATTTGAAGAATTTAAGGAATTTCTTGTATCTAGTAAAGACGAATTTAGTGAACATCCAATGTATTTTTTTAAAGACCCAAGGATTTGTTAAACATGGCCATTCTGGATGAGATTATTTGAAATTAGGATTATTCATATAGTTAGAAAGTTTGAAGGTGTTTTTAATAGTATTGACCAAGTAGATAATGTTGGTGGTAAAGAAGTTAGGTTTAGATGGATTAAGCCTAAAAATCAGTGGAAAATAATTTGGGAAAATCATGTAAATAAAGCTAGAGAAAGTAATGAATACCTACCTTATTTAGAGATACCATTTGAAAGTTTTATTGAAAATCCTAAGCCTTGGATTGAAAAGATTGCTAACTTTGTTAAAGCTCCTGAAAAATGTTTAAATTTAGGTAGTGGTTTAGCACCAAAAGCAGGAGAGGAATGGGTGAATTTGGATTACAATGCTGATTATATACCACCTGCTAAATATGGTGTAAATGGAGTTGTTGCAGATTTGGAAAGTCCATTGCCTTTTAAAGATAATACCTTTAGTTTCATTCTTGCAAACCATATCCTTGAACATATCAAAAATTATGAACAATTGATGTGTGAGATATATAGAGTATTGAAAATTGGAGGCAGATTGATAATTAGAGTTCCTTATGCGTTTTGCCGTGCTGCAATTGCTGACCCATCACATGTAAGACAATTTGTCCCTGAGTCGTTTTTTCACTTTTTGCCTGATAATATAGGGCCAGTTGCAAATCGTAAGTTCTGGGGAACATTTAAATTAATTGATTTAGAAATAATTAAGCATGACAGACCAGGGATAGATAGGGGTGAAGTCGGGAGCTTCTTTACTGAAATATATTGTGAATTAGAAAAAATACCAAAGCAAGAGCCACCTAAACCAAAATGGATTGAGAGAGACGATGAGCAAAGGCAGGGCAATAATATTTAGAGGATACATGGCTATTGGTGATGCACTTTATACTTCTGCATTGCCTAGGTTAATGAAAGAAGATGGTTATGAACAAGTAGATGTTGCTGTTTGGCAATCAAACCAGCATGTATTTTGGAATAATCCTTATGTTGATAATATTAGAGTATTCCCAAATGATTTAACAGAAACGGAATTTGAATATTATTATAATAAATGGAATGAAGAATATGATGTTATTGTGGATTTAAGGTGGACAATAGAAAGCAAATATTTATTTAGAACTGATGCTCCTTTGCCACCGATAGAAGAAAGAAAAGAGAAAAATAAGGGTAAGAATTATTATAGAGTTACTATGGAAGTTGCAGGATATAAAGTAGATAAAGGCAAGCCTGAATTATATTTGTCTGATGAGGAAGAGAAGTTACTTAATGAATTTAAGAAAGAGAATCCTAAGTTTGTGATTTGGCAGTTATATGGCTCATCCAATGCAAAGCAATTGGTAAGAGCACCGATATGGATTACAGAAATTATGAAGCAAGTGCCTGATTGTAAACATTATTTAGTAGGTAATGCCCATTTTAGCACCAAGAGATTATTTGGTTCAGATAATGTTAAATGTGTAGCAGGTATTTGGGGGTTAAGAACATCTATGCTAATGTGTAAGTATGCCAATTTAGTAGTTGGGCCTGAATCCGCTATAACCAATGCTTCGGGTGCTTTTGATACGCCTAAGTTTATAATGTATTCAGGAGTATTACCTGAAAATCTTGGGGGCGATTTTGAAAACCATTATGGTTTCTGTCCTAAATGTGAATGTTATCCTTGCTATAAAATCAGTATCAGCCCAAAAGAAGTCTGGAATTTGAAAAAGAGAAAACTTGCTTATGCAAATATGGAAGAATGTAGAGTTAAGGACCCATTTGATTGTTATAGATATTTGGGATTTAAATGCACATTAAGCCTTCCAGAACAAGAGATAATAGAGAAGGCTGTGGATATTTTAAAACATAGTTAGGAGGGAAGAATGATTGGTGGAGTAACCATAGAAGAATATGATGCTTATGATAAGGAAACAATTACCGTAGGCTCAACAGCAGTGGGCTTTACAAGTAGTAAAATTACCAACTGCAAAGTTGCTTTCTGCACTCTTGACCCAGATGGTGGAGCAATTAGATATTGGATTGATGGTTCAACACCAACTGCTACATCAGGACATTATGTAGCTGCTGGAGATAGTTTTACCATTGTAGGAACTAATAATATTCGGAATTTTAAAGCAATACGAGTGGGTGCAGATGATGGCACACTACAATCAACATTCAAGAGGTAGGAGAGAGAATGCGAATACCAGCTAAGTTAGAAAATATAAATAAAGTTTTAGAGCAAATTAAAGCAGATATAAAAAATCGTATTCTAACAGCAGGACAACGAACTACTGAGCAAACAACTCAATTAAGCTGGGAATTAATGAAAGAACATGCACCAGTGGCTTCTGGTAGTCTAAGAGGTTCAATAGGGAAAAGAGTTATTTATGGTTACCCAATAATGTTTGGCATATCAATGACTGGATTATCACCAAGAAGAAGTAGTGGTAGGGAAGTTTCAACTGGATATGCACAAGCAGTTGAATATGGAGTGCCTGCTGGTGCTTATGGGTATGAGCAACATGGCAGGAATTATTCAGGAGTGCCACCTTGGGGTAAAGGCTCAAGATTATATGAATGGGTTAGGCTCAGAGGTTTATCTCCTGCTTTGGCTGTTTCTGCTAGAATTGCTCGTAAAATAGGACGGAGGGGAATTACGGCAAAGCACTTTATTAAGAAATCTCATTCAGTCTTGGTAGGTAGATTACCAGATGTGGTAAGAAGAATATTTGATAAACATTTGCATTTTTAGAGGTAGGTTGGTGTTATGAGCCTAAGCACAATCAGAAGTGAAATTAAAAGTATTATGGAAGATATTTCTGGAATAGGCAAAGTGTATGATTATTTGCGTTGGGATGAAAGTAGCTGGGAAGGCTTTTTCAATTTATTTAAGACCGATAGCACTAAGCATGGTTGGATGATAACCAGAATAAGCACAACAGAAGATAGAAGATTTGAAACAGAACATAATTTAAGGCATTATACCTTTAAGATAATTGGTTTCTATCCGTTGAAAGATAAAAGTGCTACCGAAAAAACGTTTCAAGATTTGATTGAGACAGTATGTGCAACATTTAGAACAAATTATAATTTAAATGGGACTTGCTTAGACTCAGACCCACCAGAAGTAACCATAGTAGAAAATCGGATATATGGTTCTATCCTTGCACATTATACAGAGATTTTATTAAGAGTTAGAGAAAGAATTACTTTGTAAGGAGGTTAAGATGGCAAAACGATTAAGATTTCAAAGCAGAGCAGGAGGACATTATTCACCTACTCCTGCCAAGGCAAACAAAGAGGTTAAGATAACCAAGATAAAAGAACCTAAACAAAATATTAAAGGCAAAGGAGGTAAAGAGAAATGAGCTTACTACTTAGAAGGAGCGTTTTGTTAGGCAAGGTTGAGGATAATTATGGAACGGATGCCTCTCCTACAACTGCGGATGCAATTTTATGCGCAGCTCCTACTGTAACTCCAGCGGGTGATTTATTAACGAGGGACTTTGTTAGGTCTTCAATTTCACCGTATCCTCATGTCATTGGTGCTAAAACAGTGGAAGTAACTTTTGATACAGAAATTAAAGGTTCAGGCACAAATTCAAGCACATCTACTAGTGCAATCATTCCTGAAATTGGAGTGTTATTTAGAGCATGTGGATTAAGTGAGACTGTAACTTGGGGTTCTACTTCTGGCACGCCTACCACTTATAATGATTTAACTGCATCTTATCAACCTGTATCCACTAATTTTGAAAGTGCTACAATTTATGTTTATTTTGATGGAGTGCTTCATAAAATAGTTGGATGCAGAGGTAGTGCTGTATTTACTTTAGATGCAGGTGCGTTTCCTAGGATTAGCTGGACTTTCAGAGGTTTCTATCAGGATGTTGTAGATGCAAGCATGGTAACGGGTGTTTATGATGATACTAAACCGCCAATTGTTGAGTCTATTAGCTTAGTATTAGGCTCTTACTCGCCTAAAGTGCAGTCAGTTAGCATTGACCTTGCAAACACTATTGCAGAAATTAGAGATGTAAATGCTTCTGAGGCAATGAGAGAAATTGCAATCACAGCTAGAGATACTAATGGAAGAATTAATCCTGAAATGGATTTAGTTGCTAATTATGATTTCTTTGGTATCTGGAAGAACGCCACTGAAAAAGCTATGAGTTGCACAATTGGAAGTTCAGGTGGAAATCGTGTAATCTTCTCTTGTCCATCAATTCAAGAAAGCAGTTTAGCTTATGGTGATAGAGAAGGAATTAGAGTATTGGACATCCCGATTAAGTTAGCAAGTGAATCTGGGGATGATGAATTAGTAATTAAGTTTACTTAATTTTAAAATTAAAGGAGGTAAAGATGGCAGCACAAGGGTTTGACCTCTCTTTGGATGAGGATGTTATTAGTTTAGTAGATTACCAGCATGGTGAGGAGTTTCAGCTAAAACACTATGTAAGAAGGCCAACGACCTCAGAATACAAAGAATACAGACGCAAGATTTCTGAATTTAAAGGTGGATTTAGGCGTTTTAAATGGGAAGATAGAGGTGCAGAAGCAGCCGAATGGTTATATGAAAAGATAATTCAGAGAGTAGAAGGCTATACCTTCAAAGGCAAAAATATTATGTCTGTTACTAAAGAAGAATTGGAAGAGCTTGGTAATAAACGAGGTGAAAAATACTCTAGTTGGAAATCGTTAATTCCAATCAGGCATAAGATATTTGTGATTGATAAGGTTGCTGGATTAATACTTGAAGGTGAGACAGAGATGGAGGAAAGCTTGGGGGAATAATTAGGCAATTCTTAAAGCATAGCTGTAATCCTGCGACTTGTGATGCTTATAAAATTTCACAAGGAAAGGCTTGTGAGGGTTGCCCAGATAATCCTGATAACTGGCAGAAAGAATTTGAGCCTGAGTTGCTTACATTCTCAAACCATATAATTTGGTTGCATACTTTGAGACTTTCGGGATGTGGGTTTCAAATAGATGACCTTAGTCTTACCGAGTGGAAGGGATTAGAGATACTGGAAAGAGAGTTGAAAAGGAAGGAGTTAGAAGATATTGAAGAAATGAAACGTAAGAGGTAGGATAATTTGGCAAAGGGCTATGACGTAAGTATAACAATAACCACGCAATGGCGGGAGGGTGGCAAACCACCTTCCCCACAACATATTGAAAAAATCAAAAAACCCATTCGGGATTTAAATACTGAAATTCGCAAACAACAAGGATTGCTATCCAAACTTTATAATAATTGGAAAAGCACCTTTGCTGTTTTTGCTGCTGGTTATGCAACCGTGGTGCTCTTCTTATCAGTCATGAGAGCACTTAAAGATGAATTTCTTTTAGGATTTAAGGCAATAGAAGAATATAGGCAAAGTGTAATTTCTTTGAGTGCTACTACAATGATGTTCATGAAGACAACTGGAGATTTGTCTAAAGATTGGGAAGCAGCCGTGGGATATGCCAAACAATTAGCCCAAAAAGCCGAGGAGTTGGATGTTATTTTTACAGGAACTGCAAAAGAACTTCTTTTAGCTGCTAGAGCTTTGACAACTATGGGTATTGAAATTGATACTAGTAACAAAAAACAATTACAATCTTGGGTTGCACTTGCTGAAGCTGCAAAAGCGGTAACAACTGGAGCTAATAAGGAATTCCAAATAAGACAGGAAATACAGGCTTTATTAGAAGGACAAACTAGACAGGGAGCTACTCTTGCAAGAATTTTAGATAGACAACTGAGAACAGTGGAAGGATATAAAGGAGGACTTAAAGAAGCTTTAGAAAATTGGAAAGCTCAGGGAACAGTACTTGAAGAACTGAGCAAAAGGTTACAAGGTTTTAAACAAGCTCAGAAAGATATTCGGGATTTAATCTCTACTCAATGGGCAACCTTATCTACTATTAATCGCCGAGTGCTTAGACAAGGGTTCTTACCAGCTTATCATGAAATTAATGAATTATTAAAGAAACAAGTAGATTATTATACCGATACAGAGCATGGATTAGATAGACAAAGAGATTTAGCTAACAGAATCGCCCTTACTTGGATTAAGGTTAACGCAGCTCTAAAAGTAGGATATTTCTTATTAACAGCTACAATTGATTTAGTAGATAAGTTTTGGTTTAAAGAAGGACGCTGGCAAAGAATTAAAGAAAAAGCAACTGAGTTTGCTGGTGGTTTAGCCATAATCTTTATGAAAATGCTAGGTAAGAGTGAAGAAGAAATAATAAAATTTGTAGAAGATACCGAGGCTGCTTTAGGACGAATGCCCAAAACAACTCAAGGAGCTACTAAGGAACATTTATCTTATATAGAACAATTAGTTTCAGATGCAAAAAAATTCTGGACTAATTTATATGATACTTATGTCAAATTAGGAGTTGCAGCGTATCAAAGAGATTTAGCTAACTTACAAAATACTGAAAAAGAACGAATTGAATTGCTTAAAAAGAAACAACAGGAGCAAGAAGAAGGAACTAAAAAAGAAATAAGTAATATTCAAAAAATTCGTGATGCTTATAATGCTTTGTTGATGGATTATGAAAGATATGAAAGCCAAAGAAAAGAAATTTCTCAAGAAATGGCTACTGAGAGATTAAGAATTGAGGCTAAGCTTACAGGTAGTTTAGAAGACCAATATAAATATCGTATGAAACAAGTAGAAGAATGGGAAACTCAACAACTGAACCGAGTTTTGTCTATCAATAGTGCAATGTGGAGAAAAATAATAAATGAAGAAAATAGAATTAGAGCACAAGCAGCTAAAGAAGGTAGAACTACAATTGAGCAATTATATTTAGATGAATTATATAAACTTGATGAATTAGCAGGAATAAAAATTCAGATTTTGAAAAGCACAGCCGAAAAAGAAATTGAGATAAGAAAAACAGCAACAGAAAAACAGAAAGAAATCTTCAGAGATATATATACTTATTCCATAGATTTAGCACAAACCTTTCAAAATACGATTTCAGATGCTTTTGAAGGCATAGTATTAGGAACTCGTAAACTTTCAGATGTTTTTAAGGCCATGCGAGACGCCTTAGTGCGAGAGTTTGCAACGGGTTTAGCTGGAATGATTACAAAGAAAATTGAATGGGAAAAAACTTTAATTGGGAATTTAGAAATAAATTTACCTAAAGCATTTGGAAGCCCTTTAGAAAAGATAAAATCCATCTGGTCTTCTGCTATGGATTGGCTTAAAGGCTCAACAGGTAAATTGCTGGGAGCACTGGGCACTGCTGCGTATGGCATTGCTGGGGTGGTAAGGGGAGAGCCTTGGCGGGCTGTTGGTGGTGTTGGGGCGGCAGCAGCCATGTTTACAGGACACCCTATGATTGCCACAGCGACCATTGTATCAGCAGAGATTGCAAGGGCAGTTTTTAAAGGTAGAGTCGAATGGGTAGGTGTTGGTGCTGGTGCAACGGGGATACCTACTGTTCCTGTTGGAATGGAAAAGACTTGGTGGGGATTAGGATTTGGTATGGGATGGTTGGAAGAGATTTCGGATACTCTTTTTGGCTGGCTAGGCGGAATATTTAAGCCGTAAATGGCCAACCTTACGTGGAACGGTAGAAGTATCTCTGAAAGGTTTAAGTGATAGTTTAGACTATGTTGAAGGATATATGAGGGAGATTGAAAAGTATTTGGGTGAACATACTGAAATCTATGCAATGTATAAGACTAAGTTTGCTAGAATCACAGTAATGGAAAAAAGAGATGTCAAAGGAAGCATGGATGAGATTACACAGGCATTTGGTAGTTTTGTAGATGATTTGATTGATTTTTACCAAGGTATTCTTCCTTCAACTATGAGGTTTGAAGAACTACCTAGCATTGAAATGACTTTTGGTGCTGGCAAAAAGAATATGGAAAACTTAGCAAAACAGTTTGTGAATGAGTTAGTATCACAAACATATAATGCTTGGGCAGTGCCAATTGTAGAAGAATATAATAGATTACTTGGCATGGATTTATTTGAAAAATTTGGCTTACCTGAAATTGGAGAGCTAGTTGGTGGAATTGGGCATCGCTGGAATGAGCAAATGAAAAAATTATATGAGAGACTTAGTAGAGAAGTATTACCATCTCTAGGTATTGCTTTCACTTATGCCAAAACAATCGTGAACTTAATGGATAAATATGGAGAGGGATTGGTTAGTGTGTATAAGGATGAGATTGCTAATGAACTCGTGAATATGCTGGAAAGGTATAAGGGCGAGGTGCAGGGATTAAAAGAAGAAGAAGTGAAAAAGAAAGCAGAAGAATTTGGACAAACTGTCAATGAATACCTGTCAATGGTGGTCTCCATTATTGGTGAGATAGAAGATGTTATTGCTCAATATACTCTGAGTTCATTTGAACAGAATTTAAGGGAGATAAGAAGCTGGTATCAGGAGAAGCTGGCTGAGCTTACATCTTTCGGTTTATCCACAGAAAGATTGCTTCTTGCTGTTACATTAAAGATTAAAAACCTCATAGAACAATCAATAATCATTCCACTTAAATCTTTATATGCTTCCATTCAGCAATTTAGACTGCCTGAGCCTGCTTTTGTTTCGTGGCAGGTTACACAGCTAGAGACTAAATGGGGGCCGATTTGGGGTGATATTGATGCTTTAGCAGGTAGATGGGATGAGTTGATTGCAGATGCTTCAACATATTTTAGCTTGTTACAGAGGCAGTTTGAATTTGAGGCACAGGCAATTAGGGCAAGGGCAGAGGAAAGAAAAGCACAAATTAGAGCTGAAATAGAAGCACAAAGAGCAGTGATGCAGGAAAGGTTAAATGGAATACAGGAGGAAATCTCAGCACTTCAAGAGCAAAAACGAGAATTAGAAGGTATTAAAGAGCAATGGAAAGGTGTAATAGATAGTATAAAGCAACGGTTACAAGAGTTACAATTTGGCCCCGAAGCACCAGTGCAGTCTTGGGCTGCCTATCAGGTTAAATGGGCTGAATTAGTAAAAGCAGCAAAGACCAGTCCTGAAGCTGCACAAGAGTTAATTGAATTTTCAAAGAGGTATTTAGAAGTAGCTAAGATATATGCACCAAGTCAATACTTAGATATTTGGGAACAAGTGGTAAGCACTTTACAGGATGTTCAAGATAATGCAGTGTCTGAGATAGATTTGTTACAGACACAGATTGATGCAATTGAAAGACAGACAGAAGAATTACGAAGTAGGACTAGGGAGATTGAGAGGTCAATAAATACAGTTGGTAGTAATTTATCGGCACGACTAGCGGCAATAGATGCTCAAGCTGAGCAACAGATTACTTTATTAAGGCAAGAATATGCCAATAGAATGATGGCAATCCATGACCGTTTAAGGGAGGTAGGAGAATATCTTGCAAAACAAATAGAAGAGCAAATGCCAGAAGATATTAGACTACTTACGGCTACAGCAAACTGGCTAGAGAAAATATACAACTACTTAACTACTGGCGTTCCATCGGCACAAACAGGCGGGATAACTACAAAGGAAGGACTGTATCACCTTCACGCTGGAGAGACAATTTTACCACGCAATACAAATATCAAGGTTGAGATTGACAGTGATAAACTAGGTAAGTCAATTGCATCATCACTGCTTAGTGCTGGTATAACTAGTGGGTCTGGTTCTCAATCTATCCATTTACACATAGATGGCAGAGAGATAGCAACAGTTACGGCTGAGCAAATGAGGCGGGGTCATTCCGAACTGATTAAGCAGGTAAGGAGGGTATCACATTAAATGGCTAAGTCATTTTTCTCTTGGCAATGGGCAGATGGTTGGGCATGGGGAGATGGATGGCAGTGGTGTAGCATTTCAGGTAAAATGGCTAATTATTTGCCTCATAAAGAACCAGATTATGATGCAGAGTTTCCTGATTTACCTGTAGAGAGTTTGTCTGAAAATATAGACACAGAATATAAAATTGTTGAGACAGAAGATAATGATGAGGAACGGGTGGCTATGAGTGAACCATTTTTTATAGTTACACTTGATTTTCCTCAGTTAAATAAGAACCAGATTGCAATGCTGTTTGATTTTTATTTTAATGAAAATAAGGCTAATGGTAAAATTAACTCATTCAAATGGACACATCCCACAGATAGTTGCACTTATGTAGTGCGTTTTGATACAGATTTAGAAAATAGTCTCAAACGAGGATTTTATGCTAATGGATTTTCAATTGATTTACGAGTACTAGGATGGAATAAATTAAGTTTGGATTAAAGAGGTTAAGATATGGCTGAAGATAAACGGGTATATGCATGCACAAGCCTGACCGGTGGGGCTTCAGGTGCACTTGATGCCTTGCCATATAACTCGCTGCAAGACGGCGAGTTAGCATTCACTGTAACCGATGATTATATTTATGTTCATATTTTTGATGCTAGTAGCTCATCCTCAGAAAGCTCTCCAGATGTAATTGCACCTGATGACATTGGCTCAAATACAGGGCGGTGGTTGCTCAGGCTTAGTTTCCTTGAGCCGTTATATATAGATAGGACAAATAGTAGATTGGGGCTGGGTAAAAGCCCTGATTATCAGCTTGATATAACTGGTAGTATAAATCTGGAGAATACGACCCATGCCAATCAATATGGGATTATATATAAAGAAGGAACTGCATTCTTCCATAACTTTAATTACGGTGATAATGGAACTGTAACCACTGTTGGGCATAATCTCTTTATTGGTGAGAATGCAGGTAACCTCACTATGGGGTCAACAGCAACTCAAACTTACCATAGTAGCTATAATATTGGAATAGGATATGATGTGCTTCATGATAATACTACTGGTTATCAGAATGTGGGGCTTGGCCCATTAGCTCTTAGTTCAAACACTTCTGGAGTTGAAAATACAGGAATAGGATATAATGTGCTTCATGCCAATAGCACTGGTAGATATAACTCAGGTCTAGGAACACGAGCACTTTCTTACAATACTAGTGGTGATTACAACTCAGCATTGGGAAACCGTGCCCTTCTAAACAATACTACTGGGGACTATAATGTAGCGATGGGATATAGGGCAGGAACCTATATTGCCAATGGTTCTGACCCCAATCAAACTTCTTCTCAATGTATTTTTATTGGCTCTGATACCAAAGCTTCTGCTGATAGTGTCACCAATGAAATAGTGATTGGATATGATGCAACTGGAAAAGGAAGTAATACAGTTGTATTGGGAAATGATAGTATTACAAAAACTTTCTTAAAGGGTAGTGTTAGCATAGGAGTAGCAGACCCTGATGAAGCAATTCATGTATCAGGAAAAGGTTATTTTACTGAGGGGGTTAGGGTTAGAGAAGATGTTAGTGATTATGGTGGTAATTTTACAAATTATACTCCTCCAACTGGTGCTAGTGCATTGATTATTTTGGCGGCAGATACTAATGCATCTAACCCAGGTCAAAGGCTTTATGCTTATGTAAATGGAAGTTGGAGGTATGTAGATTTAACTTAGGGGCTTTGATGGCTAAATTTATTAAGTTTAAGAAACCAACTAGGAAGCAACTCTTAGAACGGATTGTCTTGCTTGAGGAAGAAATTGGGAAGATTAAGATTGAAACATTAAAAGCAGTGGAGCAGGAATTGAATACCAGAACAGCACAGTTGCAAGATTTACTAGCAGAAATAACTGCTTTGATTGCTCTTTTGAAAGATAAAAGGTTAATCACTCAAGAAGAAATAAATGAATGGTTAGAAAAGAAGAGAAATGGCTGATTATTATGTAGATGCAACCTTAGGTGATGATAGCAATCCTGGGACGCAAACCCAGCCTTGGAAGACTATATCTAAGGTGAATTCTAGTTCTCTTAGCCCTGGTGATAATATTTATTTTAAGAGAGGTGAGGTTTGGAGAGAAACCTTAACTGTGCCTTCTTCTGGTTCAGATGGAAGTCTTATTACTTTTGGAGCTTATGGAACTGGAGATAGGCCCAAAATAACAGGAGCTGATATAGAGACAGGTTGGACAGGGCCAGATGCGAATGGTGTTTGGCAAATTAGTGGTAGTGCATGGCATTGCCGAGTTTTATTGGAAGATGGACAGAAATTACAAAAAATTGTTCCTTCAGGCTCTGAAGATTTAAATCCAGGTTGGTTTGGTGGTGATTCTGACTATATTTATTATAAACCAACTTCAGGCACTCCTGATGACCATACTGTGGAACGAGGAATTAGAGGTCATCCACTTTATATAGATGGAAAGTCCTATGTAAAGATGGAAAATTTAAGATTTGAGGCAGATAATTATGCAAGTGGTGAGGAATATAAGCTTCGGGCAGTGGTGGTTCTCCAGGATTGTGATTCTTGTGAAATTTCCAATTGTGAAGTTCATTTTGGAGGATTTTTCGGAATAAGTCTTAATGATGCTACTAATTGTAGCATTGAAAATACTGAGGTTACATACATTGGACGTCGTGGAATTAACATTGGTGCTGATTGTTCAGATGTTACAGTAAGGTATTGCTATGTTCATCATATTGGGAAGAAAGATGCACTCAATTCAGAAAGTGTTGCAGAAGGGGATAAGGAGGGGATTAGTGTATCTGCCTTTAGCTCAGAGGGCTCTCAAGAGCCTTATAATATTACAATTGAACATAATAGAATTTACAGTATAGGCTCAGATTATGCAGAGAAAAGCACAAATTGTAAAGGGATTTGTGTATCCCAAGGAGGAGCTGATAGCGGGAATATAACTGGTATTACAATTAGATACAATAACATTTTTGACTGTGATGGAAGGGGGATTTCATTAGAGGGAGTGAATGGAGATTATGAGGTCTATTACAACATTGTCTTCAATAATGGAATAGGAGATAATGACAGTGGGACTTCCTCTTGGGGTGGCCTAATAATAGGGACTGCTACAGGGACTTCAAATGTTAAGGTATTCAATAATATATTTTGGAAAAATGATGGTGGAACTGGGACGGGTGTAAAGACGAATGTCCGTATCAGTGTGAACTCAGGCTCAACATTAACTCTTACTTTTAAAAATAATATAGTTGGCCTTTTTCAAGATGCCAGTGGTTATGATTTATATTTTGCTTCTTCTGGGACTCTTAATTTGGATTCTGATTATAACTTATTTTATGAAGACTCAAGTAGTAAGAATTGCATATATTGGGATGGCGACACTTATGATTTTGCACATGTCCTTGGGAATGAATCTGGGTATTGGTCTTACGACCACTCTCAAGACTCTCATTCTCTATGTCAAGACCCGCTCTTTGTAGATGCAGATTATTATGACTTTCACCTCCAGCCCACCTCTCCCTGCATAGATGCAGGGGTAAGTGTTGGATTGACAGAGGACTATGAAGGCACCTCTGTCCCGTGGGGTGAGGGTGTTGATATTGGGGCGTATGAAAGGACAGCAGGACGAATAAAAGATTACTTAGATTTCTCAATACCTGATTATAATTATTACTTGCCCGTAGACCCACAAGAGACAATGGTGGAAAGAGGTGAGCCTTGGCAAGAGGTATTGTTAGGCAGTGGGTTTGATGAGAAACGGATAGATTTAGGTGATGTAAAATTTTATGTTACTTTGAAATGGCCTACTTTGACAAAGAGTGAAAGCAATGATTTGTTTAGTTTTTACTTAGCTGTAGAAAAGTCAAAAACTTTTAGGTGGCAAAATCCCAAGGATGGATATGATTATGTGGT